ACATTTGGTGGTACTGAAGCGGCTAATGCTAAAAACTTATCTACAACTTTTGATGATGTAAAAAATGCTGGAGAGAAATTATTAGCTTCATTAGGAGATAGTGGTTTAAATAAAGTTTTAGCAGAAACATTTATATTACTAAAAGATATAATTGATCTTATAAAGAATTCAGATTTTGTAAAATTTCTTGGTGTTGTAGGAAATGGTCTTGGATATATATCTGACCAAATAGGAAAAGGTGTCAAAGCATACAAAGAAGCAAGAAAAGGTTATCAAGACGCAATAGGAATGGGTAGTAAACCAGTAGTTGCACCAGACAAACCAACAACACCTGAACCAAACACATTAATACAAGAAGTTTTCTCACAATTAAAAGTGGCTTCAACTGCATTTACAATACAATGGACAGATATAAATAAAATAATAGCTAAAGGAACAGTAGATGCAATTAGATCAGTTTCAATGGGTATTGCTGAATCTATAGTTCTTGGTAAAAAATTACAAGATACCTTTAAAGAAATAGCACAAAAACTTCTTATAAAAATTATTGCAAGTCTTGTTGAGGAACAATTAATAAAAATTGCTTTAATAGCTTTAGATCAAATAGCAGTATTAATAGGTTTACAAAAACTTGGTGTTGAAAAAAAAATAACAAGTGAAAAACAAAAACAAGCAGAAATTGATGGTAGAACAACTGGTACATCAACACCAGAAGATTTAGTTAAAAAACAATTAGGAAATATATTTAGCGAACTATGGAATCAAGTTAAAACAATATTCTCAGATATATTTGGTTCAATAGGAGATATATTTGGAACAATAGGTGATTATGCTAATTCTATATTTGGAGATATTGGAAGTAGCATTGGAGATATACTATCAAGTCTTAGCGGAAGTGTTGGAGATATATTTAACTCAATAGGTGGTTCTTTAGGAGACATATTAGGAAGTGTAGGAAATATATTTGGTGGCGGTGGCGGTGGCGGTGGATTTGACTTAGGAACATTATTTGATATTGGTTCATTCTTATTTTTTGCAGAAGGCGGTGCTGTTGATGCTGGACAACCAACAGTAGTCGGTGAAAGAGGTAGAGAATTATTTATACCAAATCAAAGTGGTACAATAGTTCCAAATCAAGACTTAGGAACAACTGGCGGAATGAATATTAATTTTACAATAAACGCAACAGATGTTAGAGGAGTACAAGAGTTATTAATTAACAACAGATCAACAATTACAAACTTAGTTAATCAAGCATTAAATCAAAGAGGTAAATCTAATTTAGTATGAGTGGCACATTTCCTTCAACACCAGTAGCAAATTCAGTATCAATAAATTCACAACAAACTACTATTGTTTCAACTACAACTTCTGGCAGACGACAAGCAAGACAAATTGATGGACAAAGATTTGCTTTAAGAGTTTCTTTTCCAACTATGTCAAGATCAGAATTTGCACCTATATTTGCTTTCATTATGAAACAAAGATCACAGTTAGAATCTTTTACTTATTCTCCACCAACAATATCTTCTTCTCTTGGAGTTGCTTCAGGAATTATATCGGTTAATGGTGCTATAAGTGCTGGTGCTACTTCTTGCTCAATAGATGGAATGGCTAATAGCACAACTGGAGTATTTAAAGCTGGAGACTATTTTAGATTCACAGGACAAACAAAAGTTTATATGTGTGTTGCAGATGTAAGTTCAAATGGTTCAGGACAAGGAACTTTAACTTTTGAACCACCATTAAGAACTGCTGTTGCTGACAATGCTGTATTAGTTTATTCAAATGTAGATTTTACAGTTGGCTTAATTGCTGACATTCAAGAATTTAATGTAGGCACAGAAAATTTATTTCAATATCAAGTTGATTTTATTGAGGTATTATAATGACAAGGTCATTAACAGCTTCACTTATTTCAGAAATATCTAGTGATAAACTTAATCCAGTAAATTTAGTTTATATAGGAATAGATACTGGGTATTATTATACTGACCATTATAAAAACATTACATTTAACAGTAACACTTATTTAGCTTCATCAATATTTTTAGGTGCATCAGAATCACAAGAGAGTTCAGAAGTATCTGCAAATAGCTTAGTATTAAAATTCTCAGGGGCAGATCAAACAATGACAAGTTTATTTTTAAACTATGAGTATATGAATAAACAAGCATACGTTTACAGAGGATTTTTAGATGACACACAAACATTAATAAATGATCCATTTCTTTTATTTGATGGAAGAATTGAAAATTTTAACCTTGAAGAAAAAGGAAATAGTTCAAACATATTAATTTCAGTTGCTTCACATTGGTCAGACTTTGATAAGATTGCTGGAAGAAAAACAAATACTACTTCACAAAAATTATTCTTTCCAACTGATAAAGGATTTGATTACGCATCTAAATCAGTTAAAGAAATTAAATGGGGAAGGGCATGAATGATTTCTACCGAATTATTTCGGTATATAGACATTTTGAAGAATACAATAAATATACCTATGGACAACTTGTTAATCGTATTTTACCTTCTTATAATCTTCGTCAATACCAAATACATAGAGATAAAAACGAAATTATTGGTTATACAAACTGGGCATTTCTTAACGATTTAGTAGAACATAAATTTATGAAAACTGGACAAATAAAAGCTAATGAATGGAAATGTGGAACTAATCTTTGGCACATGGAAACAATAGCTAAAAGAAATTTAAAAGAGATTATGGCTTGGACTAAAGATCATTTTACTAATTTATATGGAATAGACAAACCAATTAAATGGATAAGAGTTAAAGATAATAAAATAGTTAAACATCAAGTAAGATATACAAAACAAAGTTGGAATTTAGGGGGTGTGATCTAAATGGGTTTTATTGGGAATATTTTTGATGGAATAATAGGTGGAGTAAGTTCTATTGTTTCGGGAGTGATAGGATTTTTAAGACCAACACCACCAAACAGAAGTGTAAATCCGACAGCACAAGGAGTATTACTCAATAAAGATTCTAATGATGAACAAATACCAGTTATTTATGGAAGAAGGCAGGTTGGTATATCAAGAGTATTTGTTGAAAGTTCAGGAACTGATAATCAATATCTATATGTAGCTGGAGTTCTTTGTGAGGGTGGTGATAATGGAATTGAATCTATTGATGAGATTTTAATTGAAGATAAATTAGTAGTTTGGTCTGGTGCATTAACTGATGGAACTGTAAGAACAGTAGCAAGTACAGATGAAAATTTTTATAAAGATGGTTCAAGTTTAATATCAGCACAATGCTTTTACGGATTAGATAATCAATCAGCTTCATCATTGTTAGATGAGAGTACAAGCTGGGACTCAAATTATAAATTATCTGGTTTAGTTTATGTTGCTTTTAAATTTACTTGGAATCAAGACGTATTTGGTGGTTTGCCAGATGTTAAAGTAACTGTAAAAGGAAAAAAAATTTATGACCCTAGATTAGACTCAACAAAAGGTGGTTCTGGTTTACAAAGAGAATCAACATCATCAACTTGGACTTACTCAGATAATTCATCTTTAGTTCTTTTAGACTATTTAAGAAATTCAAGATATGGAAAAGGATTACAAACTTCGGCTTTTGAAACTAATTACGATTCTTTTAAAACTTCTGCAGATTTGGCAGACACAGCAGTAACTCCATATACTGCCGCAACAACTACTTTAAATGGAACAATAAATAGTTCTGTTACTTCTATTACATTAACAAGTGCTAGTGCATTTCCAACAAGTGGAACAATTCAAATTGATATTGAAAAAATTACTTATACTGGAAAATCAACTAATACATTAACTGGTTGCACAAGAGGTGCTTTATCTACAACCGCAACATCTCATACAACTGGTGCAACTATAACTGAAATTGTAAGTTCAATTAATTTATTTGATACAAACGCAGTCTTAGATACATCTCAAAAAGTTATAGATAACGTAAAAGACTTATTAATGAATATGAGAGCAATGTTTACTTATACTCAAGGTAAGTACAAATTAATAATTGAAAATTCAGGTTCAAGTGTTTTAACATTAACTAAAGATAATATTATAGATGGTATTAAAATTCTTGGAGAAAAAAAGAACACAAAATACAACAGAGTAGTAGGTACATTTCCTAACCCTAATAAAAATTGGCAGAATGATATAGTTTCATTTCCACCTTATGATGACTCATCTTTACCTAGTGAAGATCAATTTCAAACAATGCTTACAGCAGACAATTCAGTATTATTAGAAGGTAGATTTGAATTTAAACACATCACGAGTCCATACCAAGCAGAAGAACTTTGCGAAATTATATTAAAGAGATCAAGAAATGCTTTAGGTGTTGAAGTTGTATGTACTTCAGAAGCATTAAATTTAGCAATCGGAGACATTGTTAATCTTACGTATTCAACTGGTGGGTTTAGTGCAAAACCATTTAGAGTTGCTGGACTTGCTATAAATTCTGACAGTACAGTTCAATTACAACTTACTGAGCATCAGGATAATTTTTATACTTGGAGTTCAAAAGCAAATTCTCCTACAATAGCAGATACAATTCTTCCAAATCCAAATAGAGTTTCTGCACCAGTTTCAGTTACTTTAAGCGATCAGTTAATTCTTTATAGTGATGGAGTGGTAATTACCGCTATGGATATTACAATAGGTGCTTCAACAGATTCTTTTGTAGATTACTACCAAGTTGAATATAAACTATCTACTGAAACTGATTACTTAATACACGCACAAGGAAAAGGTTTATTTCAAAGAGTACTGAATGTTAAAGACGGAGAAATTTATAACGTAAGAGTTAAAGCATTTAATGCTCTTGGTGCGTCATCAACATATACTTCTGCTACTAGAACTATTATTGGCGGAACTGCTTTACCAAGTGATGTTGAAGATTTTACTTGTAATATAGTTGGACAAGATGCTCACTTAAATTGGAATCAAATTTCTGACTTAGATTTAGCACATTATACAATTAGATATTCTACTGCTACTTCTGGTGCTACTTGGATTAACTCTGTTTCATTAGTTGAAAAAGTTGCAAGACCAGCTACGTCAATTACTGTACCAGCACGTGTAGGTTCTTATCTTATCAAAGCACAAGACAAGAGTGGAAATTTATCTGCTAACGAAGCAATCATAGCTACTAATTTATTATCTGTTGGAAACTTTAATGCAGTTACAACACAAACTGAATCTCCTACATTTGCAGGAACAAAAACTAACTTAACATTATCTGGTGGAGAATTAAGAATCACAAGTTTAATAAGTGAAGGAACTTATTTATTTTCATCACCTATTGATTTGGGAAAAGTATTTACATCACGAGTTACAGCATCAATAACTCAATACGCAGAAGATAGTACAGATTTATTTGATATTGGTAGAGGGTTTGCTTTATTTGATAGTGCAACAGGAACATTTGATGGAGATTCTCCAGCTTATACAAATTCTCATTTAGAGATTGCTTTATCTGATGACAATATAACTTATTCATCATTTAGGAACTTTGTAATCGGAGATTATACAGCAAGGTATTATAAATTTAGATTAGTATTAAATTCTTTAGATGGAATTTCAACTCCAGTAATTACAGCATTATCAGTTTCAGTAGATATGCCAGATAGAATATTTAGTGGAAATGATATTGTGTCAGGAACAGGAACTAAGTCAGTTACCTTTACTTTACCTTTTTATTCTGTTAATTATGCAGTTGGTATTACAGCACAGTCTATGGCTTCGGGAGACTACTTCCTTGTAACAAACAAAACAGTTACAGGATTTGACGTTGCTTTTAAAAATAGTGCTGGAACTGGAATATCAAAGACATTTGACTATATGGCAAAAGGATATTAAATAGATGGCACAACACGATTATAACATAGCTAACGGTACATTCCCTGCAGTAAGAATTGATATTAATAATGCACTTTCAGCAATTCAAACTACAAATTCAGGAACATCAAGACCAACAGGTGCAGTAGCTGGTCAGATATGGTTAGATACTACAAATTCTACATCACCAACTTTAAAATTCTTTGACGGAACTGACGATATATCTTTAGCAACAATTAATTATAGTGCAAACACAGTTGATTGGTTAGATTCTACTATTTCTATTACTGGACTTTCAACAAGTGCTACTGGAACAGTAGTAACTATTTCAGATACTGAAAACAAAACTTCAGTAAACTTAATTATAGATAATCAAAAAGAAGTTCGCTTTAGAGAACTTACAACTAATGGTACTAATTATGTTGGTCTTAAAGCACCAGCATCTTTATCTGCAGATTTGACTTATACACTTCCAGCTTCTGCACCAACAACAAATAATCAAGCATTAATTTCTTCAACTGCTGGTGTTATGTCTTTTACTCCTTATGCTTTTCCTTCTGCTGATGGAACAAACGGTCAAGCACTTATTACAAACGGAACTGGAACATTATCTTTTGGTGCTTCTGGTTCTCCAACAGTAAATACTTATGACACAGGCACAGGTGCTACTTGGTCTAAACCATCTTCAGCTAATTGGGTTCAAATTAATATTTGGGGTGGTGGCGGTTCAGGTGGAAAAGGTGCTTCTAATGCACCAGCAGGTGGTGGTGGTGGTGGTGCTTACAATTTTCTTATACTTCCTTTTTCTTATTTAGCAAGTACAGTTACCTACACAGTAGGTGCTGGTGGTGCTTCTCAGACAACAGCTTCAACAGTTGGTAATACTGGTGGTACAACTTCTGTAACTATTGCAAATTATAATGGTTCTGGCTTAACAAAAACATTTTATGCGTATGGTGGTGGTGCTGGTGGATTTCATGTTGATGGTGGTAGAGGTGGTGGGGGTGGTGGAATTTCTGGTGCTGGTCAAAGTGGTTCAACAAATGCTTATACAGCATCTGCTGGTACTAATGGTAATGGTGGACTTCCGAGCAGTTATAATGGAACTGGTGGTCAACATGTTGGTTTAGGATGTCCAAGTTACTACTATAGCATAGGATTACCAGTAGTAGATACATTTGGGGGTGGATTTGGTGGTGGGTGGTATAATACTAATAGTCTATATAGTACTGATGTTAATATTCAAAAAGGAGTATTATACAAAGCAACAGATTTTTATGCTAATTACGGTGGTGGGGGTGGTGGACATGGAATTGATGCCGCAGGTACAACAAGTACAAATGGTGGTTTAACACAATATGGTGGTGGCGGTGGTGGTGGAGCGTCAAACTCAGGAACTGCTGGTGTAGGTGGAACTTCTATTTATGGTGG